GTTCATTACACACTGATTCCTTGTTAATATGAATATCTTCTATCTGCATTCTGACCCAAAGACGTGTGCTGAGTATCACGTTGATAGACATGTCGTTTCCCAGATTAAGGAATACGCCCAGTTGCTATCAACGGCCCACCGACTCATCGACGGCAAGCATTCTATTGGTCTATCCAAATCTGGGCGGCGTCAGCAAGTATGGACGCTAGATGACCCAGAAATGCAACAAAACGTCTATAAAGCTACCCATGTTAATCACCCATCAGCCAAGTGGGCTCGCCAATGTGCAATGAATTACACTTGGCTGATGGAACTTTGGTTATGTCTAATGGATGAATATACTCATCGGTACGGTAAGCATCATGCATGCGAGCGATTGATTCCGTATCTCTGTCGACTACCCAAGAAAATTTCGACAGCATATCCGTTCTCACCGCCGTGGCGAGCAATGCCCGACGAGTACAAACTGCCCAAAACCGCCGAGAATTACGCCATTGAATCATATCGTGCATATTATCTTGGTGCCAAGCAACATATTCTGAAATGGAAAAATCGACCTGTCCCTGATTGGGTTAAATAGAAAATGATCAAACACGGTGAAGCCCCATATCTCGAATGCTCCAGTCGTGGTGACAAACGCTTTTCAGCGTTCTATGCACGGCTAAAAATCTATGACAATAAGTCAATTGAAGAGATCTATCAAGCTTGCAAAGTTTTTGAAGATGGATCCACCGGGCTAACTTGGCGACAGGCTAAGGGTCGAAAACCGGTTAATGTAGATGAGGTCAGGAGACTCTATTCCTATTTGTGGGATATGTACATCATCGAAAATCCCGAACTTCTCCAGGTGCTTCTGGATGCCTCCGGTATGTCTGATATGTTTGGTCAGAAAGGTCATCAGTGTCAAGCCACAGAACTCTGGCGCATTCGTCAAAATCATCTAAATCCACTCAATCAAATTCTAGGAGACTAATTTGCCAACATACGAATTCCGAAACAAAGATACGGGAGAGATTTTCGAGAAAGTAATGAAAATTTCTCAGAAAGAACAATATCTTGCCGATAACCCTCATATTGAATCTTGGATTACAGTAGCCCCAAGTATGGGCGATCCAGTTCGTCTTGGTGTGACTAAACATGATTCTGGTTGGAAAGAAACTCTCGCTAAAATCAGTGAACGAACTCCTGGTGGTAAAGCGTTGAAAGATAATTCATCAGTTCAATTCTAACGAATTGAATAGAGTCATGGCAACTTGCCATTTTCATAGGAACATTTTCAATGTCACGATTTGATCTAGATGTTGTCGATTCAATTGAGGTTAGTTCACGCAAGCAGAAAGCAAAACCAGTTAAAGCGAAGATTGATAATCTCGATGTCAAAAGGGTAGAACCGATTACCGAAGCCCAGCGAGAAATGTTTGCTTCATTTATGCAAGGGCAGAATGTTGTTGCATGTGGTTCGGCTGGCACGGGCAAGACTTATGTTGCAACTTATCTTGCTCTACAAGAGGTTTTTGCTCAACGGAAAAATAAAATTGTTTTTGTTCGATCGGCGGTTCCAACTAGAGATATCGGATTTTTAAAAGGAGATATGGCCGAGAAAACGCTCGTGTACACAACTCCATTTAAACAGATTGTTGATGATTTATGTGAAAATGGCACCGCATATAATATTCTAACGACCAAGGGCGTCATCGAGTTCATGACGACATCGTTCATTCGTGGTATCACCCTTGACAATTGTGTTATAATTGTTGACGAGGCGCAATCGGCATCGTGGCATGAATTAAATTCCCTGATGACTCGATGTGGTAAAAATACACAGATTGTGTTTTGCGGTGACACTAAACAAAATGACCTCATTAAAAATAAGAATGATGTTAGCGGATTTGCCGATTTCATGAAAGTAGCCGGAAGTATGGAAGAATTTGATATCATTCGATTCTATCCACAAGATATCGTCAGATCGGGCCTAGTAAAATCATGGATTCTTGCGTGTGAACGAGCTGGTCTCTAATGTTCAATCATATTCAACATGAGCTACCCGAGCTAACACAGATCAATGAGGCATCTGGTCGCTATTATGAAACGCCGACGGGTAAACGCTATCCTTCAGTAACTTCAGTAGTTGGCATTAGATCCAAATCCGATATTCTTGAATGGCGAAAGCGTGTTGGTGAAGAAGAAGCAAACCGAGTTAGTCGTCGAGCTGCTAATCGAGGGACTAAGATTCATTCGTATTGTGAAGATTATCTGAATAATAAGCCGGTTGATCCAGACCTAGTTGACTCTATGGTCTGGAATTCAATGATCCCCGAACTGAATAAGATTGACGATATTCACTTCATTGAACAGCGACTATGGTCTGATAAACTTCAGGTCGCGGGAACCGTAGATTGTATTGCAAAATACAATGGTCGATTAGCAGTAATCGATTTCAAAACATCCGGACGAGTCAAAACGCTTGATGACATTCATGGATACTTTCACCAAACGGCGGCATATTCATTTATGGCATGGGAAAGAGTTGGCATCCTTGCAGAAGATCTAGTCATCATTATGGGTTGCGATGAAAGTAATACAGCATTAGTATTCAAGCAAAAAGTCAAAAAGTGGTTACCCGAATTCATCACTATAAGGGAAGAATATGCAAAACTTTACAACCGTTAAGTCGGCAAAGATGAAAAGTTCTGATATTGATCTAGAAGAAATCATTAAGATTAAACAGAATAGTAATAAGTTATTTGCCAGTAAGCCAATGGCAACGTTTCATGAATTTTATCTAACCGGTCGGATAGAAGAAGCCAATCAATATATCGCAGTATTCGATATGATTCGTCATGCTACATCGGAAGATGTGGTCAAAATTTATGTAAACAGCCCCGGTGGTGACCTTTTCACAGCACTTCAGTTTGGTCGAGCAATGGGTGATTCTGATGCAACAATTATTGTATCAGTTGAGGGCCAGTGTTGCTCGGCAGCCACGATCATCGCCCTTGCCGCAGATATGGTTGAACTTTCAAATCATTGCGTCTGGATGTGTCACAATTATTCATCGGGAGCCGTGGGGAAAGGGGGAGAACTTTACGACCAGATGAATTTTGAACGTACTTGGTCGGAAGGTCTTTTCCGTGACGTGTATGACGGGTTTCTTACCGACAAAGAGATCAATGCAATGCTTGACGGACGCGATATCTGGCTCGCGGCAGATGACGTCATGAAACGACTTGAGCAACGTCATAACAAGATGAAACGTAAGGCCAAGAAAGCCATGCAAGAGATCAAGATGACTCAAATGAAAGAACAAGACGATGATTAAAATTATTTACAAGATACACGGAATGTGATACATTATCATTATTATTCACAGTGAGAGGTTGATTATGAGTATCATCAGAATCTTTGAAAAGTCTTCCAAGAAGAAAAAGCCTAATGCTAAACAGCGACAGCTTCAATCCGATTGGGAGGCTATGTTGAAAAAGTATGAATCAAAGAAAGAAGTGAAAATCGAGAAAAAGAAACCATTGAAATATAATCTTGGTGTCCCAGAGGATCGGAGCACCAAGCATCTTCCTTCTGTTGAAACTACTCGTGGCAATGCTACTAAGGGTGATGATAAAGTGTATACCGGTGACAAGGTTCTCGGCATCGCGGTAATGCATAAGTCATCAATGGTTCCTATCTTTTCTCAAGAAGAAGCTGTGGATGTAGCTCGGATGAGGCGCGGATGAACATGAATCAAACTGAGCTATCCAATCGCCTCATCGTCCTCGATCGATGGTTTACATATTTTCTCCGAGAATTTTCCGAGAAAATGGAAACACTCGATAAAAATCATCCAATCAATCGACTGTATAATGACAAATTCAAAGAGTATTCCTCTGTAAAAAAGCAACTCAACCTATTGAAATTCAAATCACATGTTTGAGACTCCCGCACAATTCTCTCTTCATATTGAACAATTGGCAAACGAATCGAAGCTCTCATATATTGAGACTATCATTCAGTATTGCGAAGAAAATTCGCTAGAACCGAGTGATGTTGCTAAGTTCATCAATAAACCATTGAAAGACAAGATCGAAAACGATTTCCGTGAGCTTAATATGCTTCCTAAAGTTCCCACTTTACTTTTTGATTAATCATGAAACTAAAACTCATTAATTATATCGTCGGCCCATCCAAAGCCGATAACGAATTTGTCTGGGTTGATTCTGAAAATGATGATAAGGAGTTCAGCCCTATCTTCGCAGATGAAGATTCGGCCATTATGTGGCACTCGATGATGCAATCCTACTACTGCCCTAATAAGAACTGTCACATTCGGTGGTATGATTCAAGTGAGATTTTGGAAGAAGCTTGGTTGAGTGAAGGTACGCGATTCTAATGGTTATTTGAAATGGATGGTTTCAGAGCATGTAAGTTGTATATGGCAGTAAAACTCCACTTTGAATCTGAAAAGTATGATGTCTTCGAGACAAATGGTAAAACCAAATATCTCAGGGAACATTATGACAAAAGAAGAGATCGAGTTCTATTCGAGCGACTGGCTAAGAAATTTGCCAATGAGCGGGATCTAATTCAATTCTATGTGGCCAATTTTGCATATGGCAATCCCGATAAAATCTATAGTGGCGATGCTCATGAATATTACGATATTTGGATTAAGCGTAAACAGTCGATGACTCAGGTATTTCGAAATGACCTATCAACAATCTTCTCTAGTCTTGAGAACAAGAAACTCTCTGGCCAATCAATGCTCTCAATTGATAACGGAGACCCAGAACTTTTGTTACTATACTTAGGAGGACACATAACGTTAGAATCAATGGTAATCATTCAAGAATTTGAAAACTACTTGACAAAATGGGAACCGATGATCATGTTATGGTATGAGTATTTTAAGACAATCCAAAAATCCCGAAGATTTGTCAAGTTCGACAAAGATAAGTGTAGTACAATTTACAATCAATTCAAAGAGACCCTAACTGAGCTGAATCATGGCTAAGAAACAAAAACTGAATTACAATGACGATGATGATTTTTTCAATGATCGTAGGAAGAAAAACCGTCCACTCAAGCATTCCCGAAACATTCCGGGGCAGGGAATGAGAGTGATAAATACTTTTGCTGAAGATGATGGCGGTGATATCTTTGGCGCATATGAAGATTATGACGATAACGCATATACTTCGTTTACACAACGTTAATACTAAGGAAATACAAATATGGATCTAGCACAACTACGCAAAATGCGCAACACAGATTTCTCAAAGATTTCAAACGAATTTGAGAAAATGGTAAACCCAGAAGTAAAGTCATATGGTGATGATCGCTTCTGGAAGCTCGAAGTCGACAAAGCTGGTAACGGTACGGCAGTAATTCGCTTTCTTCCTAGGACAGTCAAAACTGTTGACGGAAAGGACGTAATGGATGAACTTCCATGGGTTCGTGTATTCAATCACGGTTTTCAGGGCCCGACTGGTCGCTGGTTCATCGAGGATTGCCCAACCACTCTAGGTGAATCATGCCCCGTTTGCGAACAGAACTCCGGGTACTGGAATAGTGGGATTGAGGCAGATAAAGAAATTGCTCGTAAGCAAAAGCGTAAACTAGCTTATATCGCAAACGTCTATATCGTGTCTGATCCAAAGCATCCCGAGAATGAAGGTCAAGTGCGCCTATTCCGTTTTGGTAAGAAAATCTTTGACAAGATCATGGATAAGGCTCGCCCAACTTTCGAGGATGAGGATCCAGTGAACGTCTTTGATCTATGGGAAGGAGCTGATTTCAAACTTCGCCAACGCAAGGTTGAAGGTTATCCCAACTATGATCAAAGTACTTTCGGCAGTCCGAGTGCTATTGCCGAATCCGAAGAAGATATTCTTGAGATTGTCAATCGTCAGTATCTGCTTAAGGACTTCGTCGATCCGAGCAAGTTCAAGCCATACGATGAACTAAGTAAGAAACTTGAAACCGTTCTAAATTCTAAGCCAGTTGGCAGTGCTCGTGAATTTGAATCGGCCGATGATGATGATGGTGATACAACTAAAGTCGCCCAAAACGCTGTCAGGAAGGTTGATACCAAGCGGACAAGTATTCCTACATCAACCTCTAAAAACAGTCTCCAAAGCGATTCTAGTGACTCCGATGACGATGATGGCGATACTATGGCATACTTCCGAAATCTCGTCAATGATGACTGATTAAGAGTGTAATAAGAACAAAGGGGCCTTTCGGCCCCTTTTTAGTTTTACATCAATTTCACCAAGCGAATCTTGATTTAGAGTATTCTCGGTACGTCGAATCGGTATTTCTTGCCGGTGGTCTAGTTACATTATTGGTAGTCTGATTAACATTAGTCGTCGGAGCATTAATAATATTGGGCGCAGACTGCTGAATAACAGTCTTTTCGATAGATCGAAGTTGATCTGATTCTTGATACACCTTTCCACCAAGATCCTGGGGCGGTTGAATAGAGTCTGCAGATACCATAGCGCGAGTTTTATCTTGGGCGCCTTTTAACGCTTGCTCTTGCCCGGGTTTGGCGACAAGACCCTCATCACCGATAGTACCAACTTGTTTACCATTTACAGTTACTGTAACTGGTGCGGCAAGATAGTCTGCTGGTTCAATAGATTCTGCAGCAACTTGCTCGGCTTCTCTTCTTTTAAGTTCACCGTGCCAAGACATTTCAGCGCGATCTTTCAAGTCTCTGAGTTGCTGACGCTTTTCGGATTCGCTTGATAGTTTTTGTCTTTCAATAGAACCCTTTCTTTTATTGATATAGTCTGCGATATATTCTTCTT